TCGTTTGCGCTGGTGACCTGGCGTTTAGTCGTGGCGTATGTCGCCGCTGTAGCGCCCTGTCCGATAACCGCGATACGCTGCGGCAAAAACAAAACGCCGCCGTTGCGAAGGTCTTTAAATGCGGTTTTAATTCCAACTACACGGGCGACCGCTGACGCGTCGACTGCTGAGCTAATAGGCACGGGGTATCCTCCGGTTTTCGTTTAGGGTTACAGCGTGTAATCGTAATCCGCTTCGAGTACGATCTCGCCGTCTTCTTTTCTAATCACGTCTATTGATAAAAATTCGAGAGTCACCGGTTCGACCTGCGGCGAGAACTCATTAAAAATCACACGTAGCGCAATTCGTGCGCCTACGATTTGTTGTGCCTGGTGCCCGTCTTGTTGTGGCTGAAACACTGTAGCAGACTGGGGCCAGCGCTGCCAGACGAGCCCGCGCATACCGAGATATGTGTACTCGGCGGCCATGATGATATTGCGCACCAGCCGAAGCGCCCGCTGTGCCTCGATCGCTGCGTCTTGATCGCCGGGGGTGTGCCCGCCGGTGGGTAGGTCTTTGCTTCGCCCGTACCCGTAACAGTCGATATTGTAAGTCGTCTCGGACGCCTGGCGCTCGATGGCGTTGCTTTTCCCTTGCGGAAAGTTGGAGCCGTCATACCAAATGTTTACCAACGGGCTTGTGTCTGCGTCGTCGTCTAGAAATTGTTCCCACGGGTTAGAACGCTCGGTAAAAACGCGCAGCTTCCAACTCTCCGGGGGTAGCCCCGCGTCCGCTGCCAACGTTTGCTGGTTTGCGATCTCGGCGACGAGAATGGCCGCGATCTGATCGCGCACCAATTCGAAATTGTCAACCTTGTTTATCAGCTCGGCAATCACTCCGCGTACACCTCCAACGCCAACGTCACCACGCCGAGCATCCGGTCGGGGTTAGACTGCGCAACTTTGAAAAGGTGCGCCGCTCCGTTGATGTCGTTAAACGCCACCAACCAAGGTTTTATTTTTGCGTCGGCGATGCCTCGCGGTAAGCCTACACCCGCAGCAATCAGCGACGATATACGGAGCGCCACGCTAACGAAGCGCCCCGACACGGCCATGCCCGTCTCCGGGTCGACGGCCTGCGCGATGTCGTCCGAGTACCCGACCATCTCCGCCGTCGACCCGTTGGGGTCGGTGACAGTGATCGGCCAGCCGAACCCCGTGTCGGCATCCTCTAGGATGCCTTCGAGATCCGCCTCAGCGAGTTCGCGCAAACTCACGTGCTACGCCTCGCCAACATGGCCGGACTTGACAAAAGCTTTCAACGCTGCTTCGCCTCCGGCTAAGTCGGCTGCGGTGATAGCATCGCCGTCCGCGAGAATGCCGCGTTTAGTGGTAAGGCTTTTGCCTTGCTCCACGTAAAACGGCGGTTTCTCTTCGACGGCTGCGGCCTTATCAGCTGCGGCCTTATCGGCTGCGGCCTTATCAGCTGCGGCCTTATCGGCTTCCGCCTTATCGGCTTCCGCTTTATCAGCTGCGGCCTTATCGGCTTCCGCTTTATCAGCTGCGGCCTTCTTGGTGATCGCCATACCTACCTCCGTTTATAATTGAGTATCAAGGCAGCCGAATGTATCAATCGCGGTGGGTATCATCAGCGGTCTAGCGCCGACGCCCCCGAAAATCTGCTCGCCGTCTTGTGATAACCATACGTTGTTGAACAAGTCCATTCCGCCCGCTGCGTTACTCACGCGGCTAGGCAACTCAGGCAACAAACGCGACGCCGAGCCGCCGACTAACGCACCGATGTTCGGTATCGCGCCGAACGTTGCATCGAGACGGCCAGACGAGGCCCGCATGGTTATTTTGCCTGGGTCAATGTACTGCGTCTTAACGCCTGTCTGGGGGTGCTTGTAGCGCCCACCGTACGTCCACACGTCGTACTTATAGTTCCCTATCTCGACTATGCCGCGAAAAGTTCCGCCATTGCCCCGCATTTCCATGGGCGCGATAGTGCCCAAGTCTATACGGCGAATATCGAAGCGTTTCTGGACGTCTGCGTCGCTGATAAAGTTCTCGAAAGCGTCAATCCCGAAGATGAGCTGATCAGGGTCGGCCAGCCCGTCATTACGCACGACTTCGGCTAGGTTGCTCAGGTCGCCGATTTTCTGCAAACCGGTTGCCGTAGCCCACGAAGTGCCCGCCGTTGGAAAGTGCGAAGACTTTGGCTTGTAGTCCAGCGTGTACAGATCAACACCCGCTGAGTCCGCAAGCGTCACGATGCCCGTCTGCAAAACCTGCGAGGCTTGCAGCTCAACGGAGCGCCGTATTTTTCGCTCAATTTTGGTCATCCCGTTAAACATCCGCGTAATGATGTTCGCGCGAAAATCTGGGCTCTGGAATGGGTCTTGCCCCGGCATACGCTTAAGCAAATCAAACGAGTTAATAGGCAGCGCCTCCTTGTGGATCGGCGGCTTGAAACCCTTGTTGGTGTACAGGTCTTCCGAGTTCATCCGGTAACCTGTGCTTAAGTCCTGTATGACGATGGAAAGGTCTTCGTCACTCCGCGTGATGTCGATCTCGACCTCTTCGGTGGTGTGGAAGTTCTCCGGGGGGCTCTGGAACAGCCCCGAGAGGAACAGCAAAGGCTGAGCCATTTGCGTATATGCCTTAAGCATCCGTTTTGTAGTAGTGCCGCTCATGCGCTGCGCTCCTTATTGATTGTCAAGAATGTTTAGTTCTTGAACGTCGATAGTGACTAGGGCGTAGTCTCGGAGCTGGTCGATGACCACCGCGTCTACGTTGCTGTTATCTCCGTCTGCGTCAACAACCAAACGCTCGCCACGGACTGAACCGGAAAGCATATCGCGTATGGCAACATCGCCCGCACCGGTGGCGGTGACTTCGTATGTCAATACCGTTTTAGGTATGCCGTTCTCGTTCGTCGACCCGCCGACAACAAACGGCACAAGATTACCCGAAACGGAGTCTCGCGCGAGTATCGTACCGGCTAGCACGGTGGCCGCACCGGCGAAGGTCAAAAGGCCGTCACCAAATTGGCCGTCTTGTAAAATGACGCTGCCAAGGTCGACGTTAGTAACTGTGATATTAGGCATGATTCTCTCCTCCTAACCCGAGTCGCGCCTCGACGATCGCCGCAACTGCGTCGCCTGGGTCGTTGTCGGCGTCGCTAGAATCGTTCGCGTTGTCGCCTGCGTCTGCGTCGTTAGAATCGTCCTGACGATCGGCCGACATGTTGCGGTGCATTCCCGCTGTCATGTACTTGGCCTGGAGCGTGGCCGTCATCGCCTCGCCCTCTTTGATCGCTGCGCTGGCGGTTTTCATGTCGCCCGACGCCTCGCCCATCGTTAGGTGTGCTGTAACTCGGTCGCGTTCTTCGTTAGCGCCGCTCTGCACCGCCGCCGCGTACGTCTCGGGGTGTTGGGCCTGTAAAGTTTTAAGGTCCATATTATTGGCCTCCGGTTGGTTTCCGCTGGTGGCGGTTGTTGGTGTGGTCTGGCTAACGCCGGGCGATGATGTCGCCACGGAGTCAATCATCCCGCGCTTTACCGCGTCGCCCGCCAGGACTATTCCGCCCCGGCCAAACTCCGCGTTAATCTTCTCGGTGGTAGTGCCACGCCCAACGGCGATGGCCTCCACAAAAATTTCGTGTAGTGCGTCGAGTTCTTCGCGCACCATCGCCACGCCTTCTTCGGTCGCTACGTCGGGGCGCTTTCGTGGTGCGTCAGTACTCGCGATGACAACCTCGTGCTCGCTGGTGCGAACCGTCGCCGCGATACCCACGCTGCCGATCTGCACCGCTACATTCGACGCCGTGATCGTGTCCGCCTGGCTCGCAAGCGCAAACGCCGCCGAGGCGCAAACGTTCGAAACGTGCGCCGCGATAGGCTTGGTCGTAGCTTGTAGGGCCGCGATGGCGTCGAACAGCCCGTCGACAGCTCCACCGGGGCTATCAATGGCGAGGGTTATGTCCTGGACGTTTGGGTCTTGCTCCGCTGAACGTAGCGCCGCGATAATCTCGGGGTAGGTGGTGCTCCCCCCGCCGAATACCATAGCCATCCAACTGGGCGCTTTTGTGATAACGCCCGAAATCTCGATCTGGGCGCTAGCGCCCGCTACGGTCAATAGTCGGGGCGTCTCGCCCGCTGCTGTCGTACTGACTGCGGTGATCTGGGTGAACTGCTCCGCTGTGAGGTTGAACCCCGAAAGTTCGATCCGGCGAATAGCCTCGCGCGCGCTGGTTTCTAGTAGCCACATAATTTTTTCACCGTTCCTTTCTTATGTATCCTACGCGCTAGCCGCCGATTCGTCAAAAAATTACTCACCGGGCGCTTACCCTGATAAACGAATCCAACTCGGCCGTTATGTTCGTGGTGGCGTCTACGTTAGCAACCTGCAACTTGACGTAGTCGTTTCTGTTGAGCGTGATACTGTCAGATACCCGAAAATATCCGACGTTTCGCCCGCCTTGCAGGCTGTTAATCACGCGGCGAACGGTCTTGCCGTCCTCGAATGTTGATGTCGCCGCCCGGAACAGAACGACCTTGACGTCCACCGGGTCATTGGCCCCGGCGTCTAGCACCAGTTGACCGTCGACGAGATACGAAGCGGGCGAGTCGCCAAGGTGCCGGAGTTGGCCGTTCGCCGGCTCGTCAAAGTGTTGCAACTCGGCCGAGGTCCAGGTGCCCGCTAGGTCTTCAAAAACTTCGGCGGTGCTTATGACCGTCTCGATCTCGGTCGTTACGTTCATCTCGCCGCCAACGAAAGTATTGCCTATGCCGTTGTTGCCCATCCACTCGCAGACGAGGTCGCCGGGGGTAATGTTCGGCGCGATGTTCGGGTCGCTTGAGTTTACAACGCCATCCCGGCTGATA